GTGAGCTAGACCGCTATGATACCAAGCGCATGAACTTCGGCATCCTCTACGGCATGGGTGCTAAGGGCCTTTCACACAGGCTAGGCATTGAGAAGCACAAGGCGCGTGACCTGATCAAGACGTGGAATGCCGTCATGCCAGGAGTTTCAGACTTGGTGGAAAGCATCAAGGACGAGGTGCACGAAGGCGGAGAGATCTGCACCTGGGGAGGACGGCTCTATGGGATGCCCCCCCCGTTCTTTGATGGCGTAGAGATGCGCAACCGCGATTACGTGCTCCTTAACTACTTGATCCAGGGCTCCGGCGGCGACTTGCTCAAGCGTATCATCATCGAATTTGACAAGCGGCGCAAGGAATCACGGATGATGTTGACGTGTCACGATGAGCTAGTGTTTTCTTCGCCAAAAGGAGCGATGCGGCAGGAGCAGAACATTCTCAAGAAAGTAATTCAGGGCCTAGAGTTGGACGTGCCGATGAGGAGTGACGGCAAGACTGGCACGAGCTACGGAATTATGTCTAAGTGGAAAGATTAGATAGGAGACAACATGACCTACAATCCCAGCGTTCTCGACCGCGAAGAAAATGGTGCGCTCAAGCTTCACCTGAAGAAGAGCGCCGAGCCCAAGCTTCCGAGGATCAAGAACAAGACGCAGGAGAATGCGCGGCGCGCTCGGCAAGCGCAACACATCAACGACAAAAAGCGAGGCTGATATGCCAAAGCTCAAGGTTTCCTCTGGACCGCCACGTATGCCGCCGCACTGGAGTTTCAGCCGGTGGCAGACCTACACCCAATGCCCGCGCAAGGCGAAGCTCCAGTACATCGATGGCCTGTTTGTGGACGAAGAGGACGAGAAGAACAAGGCGGCGAGGCGTGGGACGGTCATCCACAAGACAGCGGAAGACCTGATCATGGCAAAGAAGCTCATGCCCACTCCACCGATCTTCACGTTCTTCAAACAGGAGTTGAAGGAGCTTCACCGGCTCAGGGCCGTGGCAGAAGTCAAGCTCGGCATTACGCGAGACTGGGAGCCGTGCGAGTTCGACGCCAAAGACTATTGGTGGCACGGAGCGCTTGATGCCGTGGCCATGACAAACAAAACTTCAGCGTGGGTGGTGGACTGGAAGAGTGGGCGCATCTACCCACAACACAAACAGCAGCTTGAGGTCTACGCGCTTGTGACGTTCCTTCACGACGAGTGGATCGAGCGCGTGACATGCGAGGATCTGTATGTGGACCAGAAAAAGAAAGCCACGGAGGTGTATGAGAGATCGCAGGTTCCTCGCCTGATCACGCTCTGGGAGCGGCGCACGCTCGCCATGTTCAATGACACAACGTTCGCTCCGTGCCCATCCAATCTCTGTGGATGGTGCCCATACCGCAAGGAACTTGGCACGGGGCTTTGTGAATACGGAGGGAAGTGATGCGCGAAACAAGTCCGCTAGAAAAAGCAGAAGAGAACGCAGTTACTAGGTGGGCGACCGCCAACGGCATCAAACACCGTAAAATGAACGGAACAGGCCACAGAGATTTTCCCGATCAATTTTTCTATTCCACGCGCTTCGATCCTAGTGTCAAGGGTGTGTGGATTGAGATGAAGCGGCGCAACCACGTTCCCACGGAGAACCAGGAAAAGAAGATGGCAGAACTTCGTTCGGTGGGCTTCAACGTGACGTGGTTCGATAACCGAAAGTCTGCCATCGCCTACCTGAAATCCTTCATCGTTATTTCGCCGGCAAAGAAAGCGAGGAAGTCGAGATGATCAAAGCGTGGTGGCATCGCACCATCAAGCGTTTGTGCGGTAACAGAAAAAGCAACTGGTGGGAGCGCGTCGATGACCATTTCACACCAGAACAGCTAAGCACCATATGCGCCCATTGCGGAGAGCGGTTCGGTCGTCACAGCGCGCTCAATGGCGGGTGCTTCTCGGAAGCTTACACGGGGAATACATTCACGCCCAAGGAGGAATTGAAATGAAAAAGACTACTTCCGCCATCCCCTCCCCTATGACCATTCTCGAAGAGGCCATCCAGCGAGTCGATACTTACGGACAGGAAGCGTACGGCCCGGCACGCGAGAACTTTCAACGGTGGCGCGATATGTGCCGGGCTACCGGTCGTCCTGGTCTGGTAGACATTTCCGCTGAGGATCTGGCAATCGTGATGATCCTCCTGAAAGTCTCCCGTGAAACGCAGGAGGCACGCAAGGACAACTGCGTGGACATTGCGGGCTACGCTTCTCTGCTCAACGACGTGCGAGGGGAGTGATGATCCCGGCATCGGGGCAAGTATGGATACGCAAGGACACCGGACATGAGTGCGTCGTCCTTGCGTATTTTCCGGCCGCGCACAGTGTGTTGTATGCGGCACGATTTTGCGCTCATGCGATGGTGATGGACGACGATTTGTGGCAACGCACGTATGAGTTCTATCGGGAAGCTGCCGAGGTGCGAGATGGCGAAGACAAGATTCACTGAAACTAAGGGCCACGGGCAAAATGTTGTTCATGTCTACCAGAAGGAGGATCTGTTCACGCCGGAGGAACGACGCGCGGAAATACTTAGCGCTCTTGCCACAGAGGATCGGCCGATGAACAAGGGAGATATTCGTGGGTGGACGCTTTCGCACATGGGGATGTATCTATCCGAGTCTGAGTTCATAGCCAATGCGCGCGTTCTCATGCGCAGAGGAAAAATCACAGTAAACCGAACCACTCAAGAATTTTCGTTGGTGAAATGATGCCTAAGCTCGCGTGGGAAGAACGGATTCAGTTGTTGGCAAAAGCTACGGGCTTCCCACGTGCGCTTTTCCAGGCAGATGATGGGCGTGTGGTTGGCACATGGATCATGGGCAATGATTATCGTGTGAGGAGTGGCTACTATGGCGGGTACCCTGCGGGCTATCTCAAAAGAATCAAGGCGCTATTCCCTGACAAGATCAACGTTCTACATGTCTTTTCTGGCAAAGTGGATCTTTCGAGCTTACCCGGCGATACCGTCGATAGCAACGCAGCGTGTGAACCTACTTTTGTGGACGACGCGCACCGGCTCACCAAGGTACCGCTCTCTCGCTATGACTTGGTTCTGGCTGACCCGCCATACAGCATAGAAGACTGCGACCACTACCAGACAACGATGGTCAAGCGCAACGTCGTGATGAAGGCGCTAGGAGCGCGGCTGAAGAAGGGCGCGCACGTGGTGTGGCTTGACCAAGTTCTCCCGATGTACCGGAAGGACCAGTTCGAGCTTGAGGCTGTGATAGGCATGGTGAAAAGCACAAACCACCGTTTTCGTGTGATCACCATTTTTCGGAAGAGGTGAAATGATGCTTAGACGTGTCGCAAAGCCCTGGGTTCCTCACGACTACCAGAAGAAGGCTGTCAAGTTCCTTCTCTCCCACGGTGCCGCCGGTTTGTGGCTGGACCCAGGGCTCGGTAAGACGATGATAGATCTCTACGCCTTTGCGCAACTCCAGAAGGCTCGCACGGCGCGGCGCATGTTGGTGATCGCGCCGCTCCGTGTGTGTTGGGCGGTTTGGCCTGACGAAGCGAAGAAGTGGACGCAGACCAGCCACCTGAAAGTGGTTGTGCTCCACGGACCAAAGAAGGAACAGTTGCTCAACGAAGATGCCGACGTTTTCTGCATCAACTACGAAGGGCTCCCGTGGCTTCTCCAGAAAGGGCGGCTCGCCAAGCTTGATTGCGATCTGCTTTCCATGGATGAGATCCACAAGCTGAAACACAGCAATACCACACGCTTCAAGATGCTGAAGCCCTTTCTTGGGCGCTTCACCCGGAGATGGGGGCTCACCGGCACTCCGGCACCGAACGGGCTCATGGACATCTTCGGACAGATTTATTGCCTGGATCTTGGCGATGCGCTTGGGCCATTCATCACAGCATTCCGAAACAAGTATTTCGACGCGACCGGATTCGGTGACTACGAGTGGGTGCTGAAGCCAGATGAAAAGGGCGATACGAAGAAGACCGAGGAGAAGATCTACAAAAAAATCCGCCCGCTCATTTTGCGTATCGGCAACGACGTGCTCGGCGATGCCCTTCCCAAACTGGTGTTCAACGACATCAAGATCGACATGCCGAAGGACGCCATGCGCGTTTATGTGGAGATGGAGCGCAAGCTGATCACCATGTTGAAGGACGGGACTAAGATCAACGCGGTGAATACCGCCGTGGCAGCGGGCAAGTGCTTGGCGGAAGGAACCGAAGTATTGACGGACTCTGGATGGAAGCGCATTGAGAACTTCGACCCGCGCGACAAACTGTGGGATGGTACGGAGTGGGTAAGTGCTAACAAATTACTTTGCATGGGGTCTAAGCCCGTGGTAGAATGTCATGGCGTCATGATGACGCTAGACCACAAAGTGATGACGGCGGCTGGTTGGCACACGGCAAAGGAGATTATTGCTGGCGAATCCCGCAACGAATATGGGAGGGCAGACGTTCGGCTACCTGACGGTTTTAGCGCGGGCAGGAAGCAAAACGACACGAGGAAAGATGCCGCTCAAACAGGCGGCAGAGGTCTATGGCATAAAATATGTGACACTCTATGCGCGGTTTGTTCTAAAAGGTTGGCCGGTAAAGGACAGTCTGCGACCAGTAGGGTCTACGACATCGTGAACGCCGGTCCACGGCATAGGTTCACTGCTCGCGGTAATGATGGGGCTCCGCTGCTTGTTCATAATTGCCTCCAAATTGCAAATGGATCCGTCTATCACCAGAACGACGAGACGTGGAAGAGGGAATCCAAGCTTGTGCACAAGGCCAAGATCGAAGCGCTTGTGGATCTTGTGGAGGAGATCGGCGGCAAGCCGACGCTTCTCCTGTATTCATATGACCACGACCGAGCGCTGATACGCAAGGCGTTCCCCAAAGCTCCACAAGTGGCCGATTACTCCGGCAAAAAGTCACGGGAGCTTTTCGATAAGTGGAATCGTGGCGAAATTACGCTCATGGTTGCCCAGCCACAGAGCATCGGTCACGGGCTGAACCTCCAGGGTGGGGGGCAGCACGTTTTGTGGTTTGGGCTTCCGTGGGACTTGACCATATATCAGCAGGCTATTGATCGACTGCACAGACAAGGGAGCGCGTTTACACATGTTTTTGTGCATCATCTTATGATGAAGGGAACAATAGATGAGGCTGTGCTGCTTGCTTTAAAGGGCAAGGACAGGACGCAGAGAGGGCTACTACTTGCGATGAAGAAAGTGAAGGTACGAAATGGCTAATTTTTGGACAAAACACCCGCAAACTCTAGCGCAGAGATTTTTGTGTAAAGTGCAAAAGACATCTACGTGTTGGTGGTGGAAGGGCGCGAAGATAGGAACTGGCTATGGCACGATTTTGGTAGGTAAGAGGACTGAATTAGCGCACCGTGCTGCGTATGAAATGTTTGTCGGACCGATTCCTGCTAAAATGCAAATAGATCACATATGTAGTAACAAGGCATGCGTCAATCCAGAGCATTTGCGCTTAGCAACGCACTCGCAAAACCTATACAACTGTGGAAGGCGAACTAGAAACACTTCTGGCTACAAAGGCGTGACGTGGAACAAGAAGGAACAAAAATGGGTTGCACAAATAAGTGCTGCGGGCATCCACTATAATCTTGGATATTTTGACGCGCCAGATGCAGCATATAGCGCATATTGTGCAGCGGCTGAAAATCTGCACGGCAAATTTTTTAACGATGGCGCTTAAAAATCTAAGAATATACGTAAGTTAAGCATTGCCAACGAAAGAAAATTATTTAACTTTCTACAAAGCTATGTTATACTAGGGTTTCACCGGCGCGGCGATCCGCGCGGCAAGCCAAAGAGGAGCGCACCATGAAACTCTCACCTAAGCACGGCGTCAACGCCACCATCCCAGTGTGTTTCTGGTGTGGCAAGCCCAAGAACGAAATCGCTCTCATGGGCCAGCTCAAAGACGATGTGGAAGCACCGCGCAACGCCGTGTTCGACTACGCACCTTGCGATGCGTGCAAGTCGGAGCGTGCGCTAGGCATTACGTTGGTCGAAGTCACGGAGGACGCGCCGTCGGAAACGTGCCGACCCACTGGCAATTGGTGTGTGATCAAAGAGGAGGGGCTGCGGCGCATTCTCGCCGGAGAAGACAATGCCGAGTTGCGCGCTTCGGTGCTGAAAACGCGAATCGCCAACGTGCCCGTCGATGCCTTCAAGATGCTGATGGGGCCGGCGAAATGAAGGGCGAGAAGATCACCATCACAACCACCAGGAGCTTCGAGCGTGTGATCTACCAGGAAGAGCTTGCGGCTCTGATCCTTACACAATTCTCCAAGGCCATTCGCCCACACCTGACAGTCCAGTTTCGTGTGGACAATCTAGGCAAGACGGAGGTACTGGCTGAATATAGCCAGGAGACAGAGACATCGGAAGACTTCCTTCCTTCTGCTGAAAAGATGCCGGACGTACCGAAGCCCAAGCGTGCCTACACGAAGCGCCAGAAGCCGGGGACGGCGGTATCGCCAGAGGTGCAGAAGGCACGCGGAGGCTTTCGGCCGCGCTACATATCCCCGGACAAGAGGGAAGGGGGCGAGAAGTGACCGCGCTATTTCCGGACCCGGAGGAGTTAGTCAAGTGCGTCATCGCTCGCAGAGGTGCGCGGAAGATAGTGGAGGAAGTCACACTCTACGACGCGGTGTTCATGGAGACGTGCGGCGTGGACATATTTGCGCACGCCAAGACCGCCCGCAGGTTCGCAACGAACGGTTATGGAGGGCGCGATGAGAGTCGCTAGGATAGTCTACGACGAGGATTGCGCATCACCGCGTGAGAACGACAACCTGGGCACGCTCTGCCTTTTCCATCGGCGCTACGATCTCCCCAATGAAAGCAAGGAGTCTATCGGGTGGGTCCAGGAGCACGTGACCGGCGGCTTCGATGGCGTGATGCTCCCGGTGTGGGCATATGACCACGGCTCGGTGCACTACAAAGCCGGTGCCCGCGTGGGATCTTTCGCCGATCCATGGGACTCTGGACAGGCGGGGGTGATCTACATCGACCGTGAGAAGATCAACGCGGAGTACGGCGAGGGTGGCAAGACTGACGCGGAGATTGTCAGCTACCTTGAAGCTGAGGTAGCGGAGTTCGACGCGTGGAGCAACGGCGAGTGCTACGGCTACATTCTCGCCGATGAAGAACAGGGTGAAGAGATCGAGTCATGCTGTGGTTTCATCGGCCTGGATGTGGCTATCGAAGCCGCCAAAGAAGCAGGGGCGCAAGAGATAGTCGAATAAAGCTCGGCCACGTCATCTAGCTGGAGGCCACCATGTGGATCTGGATCATCAAGTTTGGCGACTGCACCATGCAGTTTTACACCGAATACCACGCTGAACAGCAGGCACGGGCGTTGAGGCTTAGCGGAACCCCCTTCACTATGACTAAAATCTGACTCTGTCAACAACCGCGCTTGGCGGTTCCAAGCATCACAGCGCCAAAGAGGAGAAGCAACATGTCTCAGAACGACGAAGAGCGCGCCGCGCGCATCAACGAACTCCGCGGCGAGAACATTGATCTCAACCGTGCCGCCATCGCTCACAATGCTGGGCCGCTCGGCGAGAAGATCGAGAGCCTGATCAGGCTCCTCCAGGACAACAAAGGGCACATCGGCTCGATTGGTCTCGTCGTGCTCCCCACCGAGGGAGATTCCCTGGTGGACATGGACGAAGGCCAAGCGTGCGACGGCATCGCGGCCATCATGGCGGAAAGCGAACGGGGCTATGTCATGATGGAGCACCACTGGAAGACTTCGTTCAAGAAGCAGCACGACCGCGCTACTCAGCGCAGCAGCGGCATTCCGACCAGCCTCGCGGCTCTCCTCGGTGGCATGGGTGTGGGGCGGGAAGAGCCCAGTGACGGCGACGACGAGTAGATAGCCAACAACGAACAACGGGGAGCGCGATCGTAGCGCTCCCCATTTCCGGAGGTAGAGGAATGCGCACTTACGAAGACACAGGGCTCAAGGCGTTGTGCGAGAGCTTGGAGCGGTGCGGGGAGATACACGCCTACCGCTATATGAAATACACCAGCGGCGCAGACGCAGACCACCAGTGGACGACGCTGACGACGCCGGAGGAGGGAATTCGCAGCATCAGCTACGGCGATATACAGCATACGCTTGCACTCGGCTTTGACGCTGTCACCTGGGAGTGGATGTTCGAGCCGAAGTACATGACGTATTCCGATTACAGCGGCTCCACGGTGGAGCGCGCAAACTGCAAAGAGTTCCTGGAGCGGTTCAAGGACGTGGAAGGCGTCTACGAGACGACGGGCGGGTACGGCACCAAGGGCGTGGCCATTTCCCTTTCCGCCATCACCGGGGAGATGATCGACCTGTTCGATGAATTGGACGGCTACCCGGTGATCGACGACGAGGCGCTTTCCGAGGTGGAAATGGAATTGGAAAGCGAGGACTGGGATTCGTGGATCAGCTACGATTTCAGGAAAGCGATACAAAAGAAGTTTAACCAGGACGAGGACGATCCAACCGATGTGCGCGAGGATCAGATCGACGCGATCACGGATGACCAGCTTTACGAGCTTTACCGCGAACGATGCGACAAGACCAGCACCTATTGGTCCCCTGAGAGCGCAGTGGGCGGGTACGTGGACATTGATCGATTGGTGGAAGACATGACAATTGCCGATCTCCCCGAAGCGGAGGTGAAGTGATGGCTTACGCGGCAATTCACCCCTTCTCACCAGTCACGGATGAAATGCGCAAACTATTCGTGCGGCTTGTGCTGAAAACGGAGCCTGAGAGCGCGCGCATCTGGACGATCGCCGGCACAGAACAGGCCAGGATTCGCAGAGATGGCAAGTTCTACCGTGAAGGGCGCTATGTGCTGAAAGCGGTAGCGAAGAAGTGGGCGCACGGCTTCCTAGCGGCGGGCATGTCATCGGCGAAAGATTCAGTACCGGAAGAGCGGTTTTACGTAAAAACGCCCGAGCTTGTGGCCCTCTCCACGAACCGCGCCACGCTTGAAGAGCTTTTCCCGGGTACGGAAGTACTAGCGTGGCATTACGATAGCGGGGTGCCGGAGTGACCGTGTTAATCGACTCCAGTATGCGGTTTTACTTCATGGTATCTAACCGCAACGGCATTATGCACGTACTCGAGCGCGGGTGTGCCGGCGGCGAGTACGTGCATAGCGTGGGAGACAAAAAATCCGCCACGTGTCTTATCCGGCGTAAATCGGGCGAGGATGAGCTTATAGGCATTCGGCACCTCCATAGCGAAGATGCGGAAAAGCTCTTTTTCATAGCGGAGAATGTGAGCGGTGGGGATCTTTTGAAGTGTTGGACACGTAACCACGTGTGGAGAGTATCGGCGGAAGCGCAAGAAGTTATTTCCCGCGTGGTATGGATCGAAGACACGGTTGAGTACCTACGGGACCGGGCCGCGCAACGTCAAGCGCAAGCTTCGAAGTGGATCGAGCTTGCCAAAAGACGAGCGAAAAAGTAATTCTAGTGATCCTACTTGGGGAAGTGCCGCTATGCGCTTGATTGCCTAAACGGCGTACGCTAGGTGAGATTCTGTCTCAATGGCCGGTGCTTCGGGCACCCTAGCGCTAGGTCAATTTGCCCGATTGCCGGGGCGCTAGGGCCTCGCCACGGCGTCAAAAGCCTAACAACCTAGATCCATAGCGGCGTAGCAACCTAGCGCCTTAGACGTTGAGAACGGATCTCAATTAGCGCATGTTGCGACACGTTCTCACTACGCGCGGTGCTAGGGATCTAGGGTGCTAGGGATCTACCAAGCTAGGGTCCAACGCGCCTTGGAGGCCCCTTGGAGGCCCCTTGGAGGCCCGGCAATCGGGCAATAAAAAGCCCGGTCCCGTGTGACCGGGACCGGGCGGGTGGATCGGGGCGAGTTAGGCGCGATAGTAGACGTTCAGACCCATGATCAAGGGCTCCCCGTCAAGCTCGGCTCCGGTATCGATGTTCCCGTGGGTGGACACGACCACCATTGTTTTTCCGCTCGCCGATGCGCGGGGAGTTTCGAGCGGGGCATTGATGATCAATCGCCCATTTTCCACGACGACGGAGAGGGGGGCGGCTTTGGTGGGCTTGGTTGCGGGCTTGGTGGACATGGCGGAACCTCATGGGCGAAGGATGGAAGCGTAGGACCGGCCCGCCCGATGACGGGCCGGGTATGGCGGAAACGGTACTAGCGGTGGGGCCTAAGCATGTAGTGTGCTACCGCCCAAAAGCAAACCGCGAAGATGATAAGCGCGCCTAGCATGACTAGCGGCGAGACTTGCGCGCGGGCTTCGGGGCGGGCTTGGAGCGCTTGACCGGAGCCACGGGGGCGGGGGCGGGCTTGGAGCGCTTGACCGGAGCCACGGGGGCGGGGGCGGGGGCGGGGGCGGGCTTGCGGCGAGGTGCGGGGGCCGGTTCGTCGTCCTCGCCTTCTTCCTCGTCCGCCGGGGCGGGCTTGGACTTGCGAGCGGGCTTGGTGGGGGCTAAGTCATCGTAACCTAGCTTGATGTCCGGGTTTTCCCGCAAAAGCGCCGTGAAAGCGCGCACGGTAGCCATTTCCGCGTACTCGTCGTATTTTGCGGGCATCGCGCCCCACAATGCCGAGAGCTCCACCATGCCGTCTTCTTCCTCGTGCTCCGCGAGATAGGCGTTGACGTGCGAAAAAACTTTTGTTTTGGTGGCACGATCCATGACGGGCTTGGCGGCACGGGCCGGGGCGGGAGTGGCGAGCGCGAGCTTGCGCGCCTTGGCCTTGTCTTCGGCCTTCCGGGCGATGATGTCCGCTTGAACCTCGGCGAGTCTCCGGGCTTCCTTGGCTTCCTTGGCTTCCTTGGCTTCCTTGGCGCGCGGGGCGGTGGCCGGAGTGGTGGGACCATCGCGGAGCAATTCGGCGGCCTTGGCGGCCTTGGCGCGGGCCTTTGCCTTGCCGAGCGCGGTCTCCGCGATAGCCACGGCTTCACGGGCCGAAGCCGAGCGCGGGTGCTTCGTTGCTTCGGTGGAAGCATTGTTGAACGCCTTGACACATTCGGCGAGCGTGGCCCCGGCCTTAACGGCGCGGAGGTGTTCCGGGGGCTCCACGGGGGCCGGAGCGGGGGCCGGAGCGGGCTTGGAGCGCTTGACCGGTGCCACGGGGGCCGGAGCGGGCTTGGAGCGCTTGACCGGTGCCACGGGGGCCGGAGCGGGGGCGGAGGACTTGCGGGGAGTTTGGACGGTCTTCATGGTGTTCCTTGTGAGCCCCATTGGTGCGGGCGATAGTCCGGCACACGGGCCGGAATGGTGTCAGAAATTCAGACGGATACCGAGACGGTAGTTTCGTTCCACGGTTCCAAGCTCCATGCCGATCCACGCACATTGCCATACCGTACGGATCTTCCCGGCCGGGAGTAGTTCGGTCACTACCGCATGAAGCGCGGTGGTAGCGAAAAAATACTCGTTGATCGTGGCTTGGGACGGGAACCGGCCAAGAATGGAATTCTCCTCATGCCATGGGCCGGTGTGGAGGTCGGAGGTTTGGCGGTAGTCCATGGCCATGGACACGATGAACGCGCCTTCTAGCGCCTTGTCTTGTGTGCTCCACGGATCTCTCGCCGTGGCGGGCATGGCGAGGATGGCGGCGGTGAGGATGGCGGCGAGGTTGCGCATGGCGGGGTGACCTAGTGCGAAGTGTAGGCGGGACGGGTGCCGGTGAGGTTGAAAAGCACCGAGCACACGGTATCGATGGACGAAAGCACGGAGCCATAGAGCGGCGAGTTGACGCCCGGCCGCTCCTCCTCAAGCTCCGGACGGGAGAGGATGGCCCGGGCGTCACGGGAGGCTTCCCACGCTATGATGGCGTCATCCTCGGCGGCGGTACCGGCCGCATGAAGCGCGAGGACACGGAGCGCTTCGGCAAGATCCACGGCGATTGCACGGGCCGGGACGGGGCCACGGAGTAGCGCGGAGTCAAGGTCAAAGGCGAGTGAAAGCGCCTTGGTTGCGGGGGGTGTGATTGATGACCTTATCATGCCGGTCTCCCAATCCCCATGCTTCGGGGTGTAATAATGAAAACATACTTATATTACTAAGTCAACAACTTTCTACAAATATTTATAGTAACTTAGCTAGTTATATAGTGTAATAGCTTTGTAGTTTATTAGAATAGTAGCCGCTTATAACGCACCACCTTCTATATGTGTCTAGGGTGGGAGGTAGACATGGGGTGGGAG